CGCGGAAGCCCACGGTCAGATGCCCGAGCCGGATTTGCTCTGGCGAATTTCCCTCGGTCCTGAAGTTCACATCGTAGCCGAGGATGTGCTGATCGGCTTCCAGATCGCGAAGGAAGAATTCCATCGTGTTGAGGATCGCCTGCACGGTGTGGCCGATGATGTTGAAGCGACCGAGGAAGAAGCGCAGCGCGCGCAGCATTCCCAGATGGATGTAGTCGCGACCTCTCATCACGTTGTACATCTGCCACAACGGGTCTTCGCCCGCATTGTCGGTCGAGATCAGCACGAAGCCGCCCGACGCGATCGCGAAATCGTCGCCCACCTCACCACGAATCAGCACGCCGATGTTCGCACCCAGCAACTCCTGCGCTTCGTTCGCGCTGTCGGTGAGATTGAAGCCGATCTCACGGTTCGGGCTGATGATGCCCTGCACCGCTTGGTTCGCCGCCGAGTGGAACGGGGCGCCGGTCTCGTGGTCGCGCCGCACCATGATTCCCGCCATGCGTGGCGCCAGCGGCCTGATCACGATATAGCTCGTGATCGGGTCCATCACGCGACAGCCGCCGCTGATCGGAATCAGGCGATGGCTCTGCATCGTCTCGCGCCAGTCTATATCGTTTTGAAACGACGCGCCCGAGCTCTCCACGATCATCATGCCGAGCAACTGGTTGCAGATCGACGTTGCTCCGGCGACAACCGGGTTGGCGCCAGCAACGATCGTCGCAGTGTACGCTGCGGTCGTGCCGGTTTCCTGCCACACGATGTCGAACGTCGCACCCGTGCCGCTGCCGCTGGTCTGGATCGCTACCAGTGGTTCATCCGGTGGCACCTCAGTGCCGACGATAAAGCCCGGCGTGGAGACGTTCGCCGTCAACACCTCACCGCCGGGACCGACCGTCACCACGGTGACGATCACCTGATGCTCAAGAACGACTTGCTCACCGACGCCGTAGCCGATGCCGCCAGATTCCACCGTCGCCGATTGAGCCTGATTGCCCGGGGGAGGCACATCGATGGTCGGCGGCGTGTCGTACCACGCACCCGGCAGTTCGAGCTCGACCGCGCCAAGTTGACCGTTGCTCAGACCATAAGCGTGGCCAGTCGCCTGTACCGCGTCAGGACCACCGCCGGAGAACGTCACCGGATACATGTGATCGGTGACATAGCCCGAACCGGGCGCCGTGCGCTCGATATAGCCGACACCGTTGGCCATCTGCGAGGTGTAGCCCGGCGCCGTGAGGATGCGCGGCGTGAAGCCGAGCTTCTGCGACGCCTTGAGGAACGCCCACATGCCGGTGCCCGCGAGACTGTCGCCAGCGATCTTCGAGATCGTTTGCTGCAGCTTGATCGCCGGATCTGGATCGGTGCCTTCGGGCGTGCGCACGATGACGATGCGCGCAGCGAACTGCGTCTCTCCCAACTGATCGTTGATGCCGCGAACCGCATCCGCGAGATAGCCGAGATCGCCGAGCTTCTGCGTCTTCCGGCTGTCGTTCGAGTTGATGAACACCGGAGTGTCGTACGGAAACACCGACGCATCGGCGAGCGGCGCCGGGCCAACGATGCCGATGGTCGAAAGGTCAGCGGCCAGTACCGGACGCGCGCCTTCGTCTACTTTTCGAATTGAAATACCAAAGACCGGATCAGCCATTCTGATTTCTCCTGTTAAAGATGTGGTTAGATCACGTGAGCGGGCGTCATGATTTCGAGAGCCTTGATCGTCAGCGCGTGCAGCCTCACCGACAGCACCAATATCGGCTCGGCGGTCGCTGACCTCGCCGAGAAAATCCGAATCTCGCGGACATAGTCGCCCACGGTCTGGTCCTGCACGATCGGTGTCACCATCACCGAGCCAACCGGATTGCACTCCATCGCTGTCGATAGCATTTGCAACGGTGATGGCGATGGGATCGCGTGCGCGGGCGGCACGGGTGTCGTCTGTCGTCCTTCGAAGAAGGCAATGTCAGCCATGTTCGCTCCTGTGTTACTGCAAGGCTTTGATGACGTACGTCGAGATATTGGCCATGCGCCGAATCGAGACGATGAAGATGTGGCCGTTGGTGGTAGTCATTAGGTCCCCAGTGTTGGTGCCGACCGTGAAGCCACTCCATGCGATCGCACCAGCGCCAGCGCTATTGACAATCATCAGATCGACCGCGCAATCCACCGTCGGCGCCGTGACGGTGAAGGTGCCGACATTGCCGATGCTCTGGTAGTTGCCGTTGAACGGATTGATGGTGATGTTTCCTGCCGGAGACACGAACACGTTGAAGTTAAATCCACCGGAGATGGTCTGGCCGCCATTGAGAGAGAGCCTGCTTGCACCCATGCTGGCGACCGTGTCGTCAACATACTTCTTGGTCGATGCCATCAGCGGCTGTGATGGCGCGGCATACAGATACAGCGGCCCTGTCATCGACGCGCCCGAGGACGACATCGAGTCGCGCAGATACTCGTTCATGCGCGCGCGGGTCCAGTATGTGGTCGGAAATGAAGTGTCGTTCGAACCAGTGTCGGGATGTACGCCCTTCTGCACGCCCTCGAACACCGAGGTGCCATCCTTGCGGATGTAGTTGTACAAATCGAGACCGGCGCCTTCCAGATCGTTCGCGGCCTGCAAGATCTCTTGATGCATAATGACGATTTCGTTGTAGTCGGCGACTACGACATCGTGCATCGGCCCGACAGCATCATGGTAGAGCTTGGTGCTATCGGCCATGCCGGGCGTCGATGATACCACCCAATCATCGAACGGCCCCGGGTTGCCGTGCAGCGCGGTGATCGTCACCTCCAAGATGCCGAGTTTTTGGTCATAGGACATCGTGCGCGCGATCGCGTAGTCATCCGGAGAGTGCTCAATGATGAGATACGGTGAGGGCGTGAAGGTGTCGCGCTGCACGCCCTCCTCAACGGTGAAGGTCATGTAGCCCATCCCCAGCGTCATCAGGCCGGTGATCGGCGCCAACAAGAAACCAAGTTGCGTCACCTCCAGAATGTCTTTGGTCGCCGGGATCAAGATCTCGTTCATGCGCAACAGCGCAGCGGCGCGAATATCCTCGTTGACGCCAGCGAGGAGATCCTGCGTCGATTCGAGATTCTGAAAGCGACCTTCGAGCGAGGGCAACAACCGCTTCATATAAGGAAGCAGTTGCGTGCCGGGTTTTAGTTCGAACTCTTCATCCAGCCGCTTCAGCGCCATGTGGTTTACGCCTTCTTCTTGGCCTTGCCTGTCGCTTCCGCTTGGCTCGGTGCCACGTCCGGATTCTGCGGCGTGTCGCCGATCTCCACCGCGTCAACGATGCAGGGCTGCACCTCCGGATCGAGGCACGTCTCTCCGGTCATCTGGTACGACTTCGCCGGAGACAGAACGCGGCCCGCGAACATGCACGCCTTGCCGAGGGTGACCTGATAGACCTTCCCGGCAACGAAGGTTGGGATGGCGCGATCGCTCTTCTTCCACTCCGGCGGCGAGTCTTCCGACGGTGACGCCGGACCGCCGATCTGGATCACGCGATCATCGATCCATTCTCCCTTTCGCACCTCGCGCCGCGAGCCCTTGCCGTTGGCTGGCGCGTTCGGCATTGGCCCCGACGTTCCCGACGTCGAGCCCATCGAGCCGGGATCGAGTGCCGCGCGCGCCTTCGCTAGCGCAGCCTCGTCCATCGGCATGTTAACGTTGCGTTGCGGAAATTCTTCTGTGGCCATTGTACAAGCTCCATGATTGTTTTAGATAGGGAAAGTGAGGGCGGGCCTTGGCCAAGAAGGTCATGAAACCCATTCGACTGTTGTCTCTGGGCTCGCCCTCACACCTCAAGCAACAGCGACGTCGATGCGTTCGCCGACGAGATAACAGGCGTTCACGTTGTCCGTGGTGCCCTCCATGCGGATTTTGTACGCGGTGATCGCAGTGCCGCCGAGCGCTGCCAAATTCCACGTGCAGTGGCGCAGCAACACAGTCGGATCATCCGGATCGACTTCGTCCTCGATCAGTGATGGCGTCCGCACACTGGTGTAGCCCGCACCAGTCAATAGGCGCGGAATGAAGGTGTGGTACGGCGCACCACGCCACGACTCTAGCCGGAAATCTCCGTAGACCGTCGTGACGGGTCCGGGCGTGGTCCGCGCGGTACTGATGTGGCGGAAGTCCGAGCGAGGCCGCGACGTCAGCGATCGCGAATTCGCCGCCACACCGAAGCCGGGCATTTCGTCGGTCGTGCCCACCAGTGTGATCCGGAATGGCAACAGCGGCGGCAGCGCAACGAGCGGGTTGGTGTCGTAGTAGCCGAGCGGCACCCACGCGCCGTTGACTTGCACCTCGAAATTGATCGTGGTGCCGGGCGGGCGCGTCGAGTCGAAGTTCAAATCGATCGCCGAGATACCGCCGTTCAATTCCAGCGACAGCAGTTGCGCGGTGCACTGCGTGGTGCGGAATTTCGCGAAGTAGAGCCGGAAAGAAAGATCCTTGGTGAGATCGCCGAGCGCCCACGCTCCATCGGTGGAAGTGAACATCGAGCCTTGCGCGAACTTGTTGTTGTGCACCAACGCGACGAAATGATTGCCGGGCGTCTGTAGGACGAAGGCGTAACGCTGACCCTTCGCCAGATAGGTCGGCAGGAAGTCGAACTTGGTCGCGTTCGGTGACGGTCGCAGCAAGTCCGCAGGCTTGGTCGAGCGCGCAATCGTTCGCTCGAAATTCGGCGCACCGGCTTCGTTACATTCGCAGATCAGGCAGTGCACGTCGCCCGTTGCCGCGATGCGGGTGAAGAAGATATCGACGCCAGTCAGCCAGCCGCCCTGTGAATTGAGATAGGTCTGCGAGATCACCGAGCCCGACAAACCATCGACCGTGATGACTTGCCGCCAGTAATACGAGTCCACGATTTCATCGACCCAGAACTGCACGAGCCGGAGCACCGTGTGGTTCGGGTTGTCCATCACGTCGAGGATCTGGAACGTCTCGGTGCCGCGCGTCAGGATGTTGCGGATCGGATCGTAGATCAGATCGGTGTTCGGCGTGTAGCCGCCGACAGCCGCAGGAGGCATACCGACGTTCGTTCCGTAGTCGTGACCGGCTGGCGCGAACCACCAGACGCCGTTCGAGCAGACCACCATCGGCGTGCCCCAACGAATGCGCGTTCTGGTCTTGGCGCAGAGCTCCCACGAGATCGTTTGATACTGATACTGGGAGATCGACAGTTCGGAATCCTTGCCGAGCACCTCGATGCGCACCACTTGGTCGTACACAGGCAGAACGAAGTTGGCCTGATTGATCACCGCCGGGTCCATCGGGTTCAACAGCCCAAACTGCGCCTCGCGTTCGGCGGCGTTCGGGAAGCGAATACCCTCCTCGCACTTAGCGAGGTAATCCACGTTCTGCAGATCGGACTCGTCCGTGGTTAGGAAGTGATCGGCGCCCCACATCGAATAGGTGTCAGGCAGGCCAACCTTTTCCTTCACGCGCGCGACGTCGGTTGCGATCTTCAGCACGAACTTCATGCCAGCGGTGCCGTTCAAGCGCACAGCCAGCGCGGCCATGTCGGTCGCCAGTGTGTCGAGCCGTGACGCAGTCTGCGCACGCCATGCATCCATCTCGTTCAAGCGGTCATCGAGATCAGCAAGGTTCGGCGCCCGGTTCTCGTTCACCATCTGGATCGAGATGATGCCGGTGCTGTCGAGCAAGATCCAAGCAACCGCCAGCGTGTTCGATGCCACGCTCGGATGCTGCGGGTCCGGACCTTCGGCGCCGATCACGGTGCTGATGTTGGCCCAGCGACGGCTTTCGGTGGAGACCACACGCGCGACGGTGGCACGCGTCACCGGATCAGTCAGGAAGGTTCTCGGCTCGGTGTCGGTCTCGATCTCTTGGCCCCAGACCACCACGCCGACATATCGACGCGTCACCACCGGGAGCACGCCGAGCAAGTCGAGAGAGGCGCCGCCCTCGCTGTCGTTATAGAACACCAAGCCGTTATGGTAGAGCCGCCCGTTGCCCACGGTGACCACCGCTGGCGCCGTCTGCACCGTGGTGAAGCCCGTGTACGCCATGCTCGGGATCAAGGTATCCACAACGACATGGTCGAAAGATGCACGCGGGAAGAGGCCGAAGTTATTGAAGTCTTCGACAGTCACCTTCTGCCAGTCTTGGATGTTTACCTTGCGTTCCATTTTGCTGCCTCTCCTAGAGTAGGTTGAAGACCTGTTGGTCGATAGTTGTCTCGTTGTACGCGCGTTCGCGAAGCTCGATCAGGCGCGTCGGGTCGAATGCCGTTCGCACGCGGTCGCGCAGCGCTTGTGAAGTGACGACAGCACGGCATGCGCGATCGAAGTCGCTCATGTCGATGGTGCTGGCGAAGTAGTTATCGTCTACGGTGATGCCTTCATCGGCGAACCACGACCACCAATCGTCATCGGCATTGAGCTTGATCATGAGATCGGCGGTGTAGGCAGGCCACGACACGTAATCGACGCCGACGAAAGAGACGCCGCCCGTGATCGTGCCGACAATCGCCGGGTCATAGAGGAAGACGCGATCCGCCAGCATGCGCGCCGCGTCGTAGCCAGCATCGGCGTAGTAGACGATAGGCACCGGCTGCGTCGGTATCGGCGGCGGCTGCGTCGGCAAACCTGACGGCGGATACGCGATCGGATGCTCCGGATGCGGATCGGGAATTATAATCGGATGCTCCGGATGCGGCAGATCGCTCGGGTTGACAATGTTGCGGCTGTCGCTCCAGTCACCGACGAAATAGAAACTGTTGCCCCAGCCGATGTCGCTCTCGCGCTCGTAGCGCACGTCGATCGGCTCCATGCCGGGCAGCACCGTGTCGAGATGCAGTTGGCTCTGTTCGTGGCTGTAGCTGCCATCGATGCGCACCGTGATCAGTTTTGGCTTCACTGTCTCGGCGCAAACGAACTGCTCGTCGTTGACGAAATCCTCGGTGCCCATGTAGGCGGGACCAGCGAGCCCGGGGATCGCGATCCGCTCGAAGTCCACCGAGGTGACGCCGTTGATCTCTTTCGTGAAGGTGTAGATCTGCAGCGGAATGTCTTGACCGCGCACTCGCAGATACGCCTTGCGCCCGTGCAGTGCCTCGCCGTCATCGAGCCCGACGAAATCATTCACGCCGCCATCGCGCACGTACATGACATCGACGCCGTCCCAGCCGATGCCTTCGTAGAAGGTGATCCGCACCTCGGGCAGAAGATGTATCCACGCGTCGTAGGCTTCCTTCGACATCGACGGTGAGGCAAAGAAACACTGCGGTGGTCGCAGCGCTTGCTGGATGGTGTAGCCGGGAGGTCCAACGAAATCGCGCCCGGAATAGTTGAGCGCCATCTCGATGCCGTCTTGGGTGCCGCGCAGCGACTTGTGTTCGAACTGACGCGCGAC